CTGAAACTTTACCTTTGCCGCATTGGTCACATCAGCAACAACACCATCAAGCAGCAGGAACTTTGTCCCACCACTGGTCATCGAACCATAAAGACCAATATCAAGGTTAGTTCCGGTAACAGCAGATGCAATAATGCCGAAAGTGACATACCTGTTATTGTTCTTCAGGTCTGGGGCAAGGAAGTCAATCTCGCTGGAGTATTCAGTCGTGGCAGAGCTAGGAAGCGTAATCGTCTCCTCCTTGCCAACAAGAACCTTCTGACCCTCGAGTCCTTCACTCGTCTTCGTCCAAGCCATAATTATACCTCCTTACACCAGCTTAATGGCGTGGTGCGTCTCGGGAAGAGTCAACGCCAAGCCCTTGTCGCTGATATACTGATCCTTGATTCCATCCACATCGTTGTTCTGGATGCCAGCTTCAAACTTGTCGGCACGGTAACGAGCCTGACCAATGTTCATCGGGTCAACGATGAGTGCATAGCCGCTATACTTACCGCCAGCGTGCTGGGTCAGCAGCGGGCTACGGACAAACTCAATCTGACCGAACTGGTGCATGAACTTGCGAACGTTAAAGCCAAACTCCTTCGAGGCCATCGGCATCTGGAAGTCAACCTTACCCATGACACTCTTCTCGTCAGCAAAGCTGCCAAGCCAAGCAAGGAACTGATCACCAACAAGAGCAACCTTGGTGGCACTGTCGTTGCCATACTCGTAAACCTGACGCATCAGATCGAGGAACTTGTTGTAGTTGTAGCTGCTCTTCGTCACGCTATGGATGTTAGAACCGCTATTATAGTCCTCAAGGATGGGAAGCAGGCCGTGAGTCAGGCGAACATACTTCGATCCAGCACCAGTCAACGGGCTTGTGACAGCACTCGTGATACCAGCGGTACGGCGACCAAGCAAGAACGAAAGCTCCTGCTTCATCTGGTGTTCCTTCATCTTCTCGGCACGCAAGCGGGCAAGCTCGGAAGTCTTACCACGAAGAGACATTTCGAGAAGCGTTCCAGTAATCTCAAGGGGAGTCTTGAAAATCTGGCAGCTATTATAAGCTACTTCAAGTTCCTTGCTCCAAGCATCGGGGGAACCACTACCTTCTTCCTGAGCGTTACCAACAAGATAGAACTTTGCGTTATCAGTAACGGCATTATTGGAAAGAACAATCGTCTGCGTGGTCAGGCTTCCACTAGCCCCAGTTGAGGATACGGCCTGAACGAATACCTGACCATGATAGGTGGCGTCATCGCTTGACCATACATCAAACACATCGCCAACATTTGGGTGAACACCAACAGCATTATCAAATGCCACCGTATTGGTGCTACCTGAAGCCGCGAGGGTAATACCAGAGCCATTATTCAACAAGAAATAAGCATTATGCCAATTCGAGCGATACTCAAACATCCTGAAGTCAGGGTCTGGTGCTTTCTTCGTACTCAGCTTGGCGGTCATAGAAGTGAAGGGTGTAACGCTCGGCCACAGTTCACTTACTTCCTTCGGATTGAGGTAGAAATCCCTCCGATCCGTGTACAAAACGCCCGTGTTAAGGGCTTGGGTCTGTGCCATTTATTCCTCCTAACGGAATGATCGACCACGGGCGGCAAGCTCACGCAGGCCAGCCATGAATGATTGATCATCAGTCATAGCCTTTTCCGTTTCGCCTGCAACCTTACCACCTCGCGGCTTCTGTGAATTCTTACTTACACGAAGAAGTTCTTGTTTCTTCTTCTGATTCTCCATCTTCTTCTGGTTGGCAATGCCACGATCCTGCATAAATGCACTAGCAAGAATCTGAGCCTGCTGTTCGCCAGTAATCTGCCAACCAAGAAATTCGTCATACATCTCAGGAGGAATACCACTTTGCGAAAGAAGTCGAAGTTGCTGTTCGCGCTGTGCAACCGCACGCTGCTGTTCCTGAAAAGGACTTAGCTGACGCTCTGCTACACGAGCTGCACGCTCTTCTGCTTCCCGTAGAATCATCTGACGATCATAGTCCTGCTGCTCCATCCTGTACTTGTATTCACGAGTACCAGGCGTATAAGCAAGAGATGGGTCAAAGTCTTCAGGCGGCTCCGGCGGTTTAATTTCCGGCGCCTTGTGACCTTCAGGGTCAGACCACCGCTTCATCAATAGACGCGCAGCATCAGGGTCACGCTTCAATCCATCAACAATCCCAGCGACAGGGTTGTACTGCTCTTCAAGCTGTCGAAGTGCAGCCTCCGCCTTGTCAGCGCGTGATTGGAAGTATTGAACAGACTTCTGCTCTGCCGTAATCTCAGGCGGTGCGTCCTCTGAATCCTCCTCCTCGCCGTCAAAGTCGTTATCATTCTCGTCTGCCTCGAGTCCATCTTCGTCAGGATTGTCCGATTCCTCGAATTCCTCTTCAAGATAGTTGTCCGAAGCATCCTCAAAGTTATCGTCCGTGGGGTAACCAGGGAGCGCAGCATCCGTGACGGAGGAATCCTGCTCAAATTCCTGATCTCCATTGACGAGCGACTGGTTCTTAGCCATTAGTAAACCCTTCATTAAAACTTGTTTCCATCGGAGCTTCCACTTCGATGTCGTTAATAATATCTTTAAGCGCAGCGTCCATGGAGGATGCCGCACGAACCGTGCTTACCTTCGCCTCAGCCTTCACGTTCGCATAGAGCGCATCAAGTTTCGACTTGAACTTCATAAGCTCTACTCGCTTCTCGTCACTAAGCGATTCGCGGCGTGTAGTCTGGAGGTCACCCTCAAGGTCACGGATACGCTGCTTGGCAGCTTGAAGCTGTCCACTAAGGTCTGCACGCTGCGCGACCTGTTCAGCAATCTTTGACCCATTCGGAATATCAAGACGCTCAATGATAGCGGGAAGAAGCTCTGTAATCCCACCATTGAACGCAATCTCTTTCATTGATTCAATCTCTGCCCAGCGGTTGACAGGTGTTGACGAGCCAGCCGCAACAACAAGATCATACTTGGCACGACTAAGATCGTTGTTCCGAAGAATTGCACCCGAAACCTCCTGATCCTGATTGAAAATAATCTCGCGTGGCTCAGTTCCGGGTTCAGAAATACGAACAATCTTCTCAATATCGTAGTAGGAACTAGCCCATTCGAGCCATACCGTACCAGCAAAGCTAAGCGAACGCTCAATTGACTGGAGCTTGGCGCGCATACGCCGCTGTCCAAACTCATCAATCGCCATAGTACCCTTGTACGTCTCTGGCGCAGCTTGACCGCTACCCATCATGTTCTCAAAGATACCAAACTGGTATTCGATCTTATGCTTTGCATCAGCGAGAAGGGCAATGGCAGCGTTTGAAAGGGGGCCAGGTGTCAGGTTTACGATGCCTGCACCAGCACCACCTGCCAATGCTTCAGCGTTATACTCACCAACACCGGGGCCAGGTTTCGTTAACATCTCTTCTAACTTACGAATGTCACCAGCCATACCACGAGGGAACAATACCTTTGAGGAAACAGTCCTCTGCGTATGCTCTGTAACAAGCGAGATCATCTTGTTTGCAAACTCTTGTGGGCTGATAGCACCAGCTACATCAGACAAAGCAAATGGATTGCCATTGTGCTTATTGAAGCATGGTACAATCGGATACTCGCTGATAGGAAGCTCTTCTTTGTAAAGCTCCTGATCACTAAGCGAGCAATACTTCATAACGCGAGTCTGCCAAAAATCTGCTACACTAACAAGTTCATTTTCAATGAGCTGGTCAAGCGTTACGATTTCAGCATTGATCATGATATTAGGATCGGCCATAACCTGTCTGGCCTGATCCTCTGTTACGATATCAATTTGCTTACCGTCCGAAAGGATTCCGTAAGACGCTTCACTTGCTTTATTAAACTCAGCCTGAGTGAGAGGCCCAATCTCTGTGCCATCGTCATTAAATAAGAGCTTGTACTTCTTGATGCGCTTCTTTTCAAACCGCTCGATATAGTCCAACTTGTCAACGTCTTCCCCACCGAAATCACCATACTCGGTGAAACCGGAACTCGACAGAATCGTCGATGTGTTGCGGGAATCCTCGGCGACATCTCCGTTGGCCTTCTCAATCTTTTCAGCGTAATCGGGGAACTGGAGCCTTGCTTGTTTGCGAGTCATCTTCTTTGTGTAGATAACCCAAGCAGCATCACGGCAAAGCACATCCTTAGCGTCTGCATCCCAGACAATATCACGAGGGTCTGGTGCAAAAATCTTCAAATCACCACGGCCCTGATCGGAGTCTGGGTCTTCATACAGCATCCACACGCCTTCAGACTTTACATAGTAGTCATAAGCGTGGGACTTAAACTCAAGATCGCCAGAGCTGATCTTCCACATATGTGCCGCAAGATCAGATACATTCATCCCGAGGTCAACATCATCACCAGTCACACCAATAGCATGAAAGCGCGGTGTATTGAACGTTAAGAACGAGACTCCCTGCTCAACTGCTGGGAGGATGAAGTCATGCGTAATCCTTGGCAGGCCATATCGCTTAAGCTTTGCATCATCAGCGGACGACCATTGCGAAAGGTTCGCAAACTTGTTCCACTTATCTACATTCTCAAGCCAATCTGACTGTGCCGACCTGCCATCACGGAGCAATGAGATACTCTTGATAGCGAAGTCGGTCTTTTTATCTTGGTGTTCTGTCATATCCACAATATATAACCTTCCACTATGATTAGAAGCTCATCCAGCTAGTCCCATCACCATCATAACCTGCATCAACAAGGTAACCGCCAATACTTTTTGACTCCTTTGTTACATCATCTACCGTATCTGCCCATGCTGTATCGCAAGGAAAAGCATTAAGGAAAGCATAATAGTCTGCATCCATCATGTCTTCATGCTGTGTCTCTTTATCAACAACATAGTTTGCATACTGGCCTACAAGATCAAGGTCTAACCCCTCTCGGACGTAGATTTTACCAGCCTGAAAACGCCAAAGGTTTGAAATGAGGCGTTCTGACTTCTTTGCTCGTGGCTGATTCTTCCTGTCAATACCTGGAATCCATGTACCATCCTCATCACACCTGTCACGGAGGTATGATCGTATCGTTTCCTGTGCCTGAACTGTTTCGATATTGCCTGTTACGGGTGACATTTCAATAGCTTTGTCGTAAAACATCTTTGCCGCAGCCATCGGGTCTACACGTTTATGGAATTTCCATAGCAAATAGAGGTTTTTCTTGTTATCCATGCCCCAAAAGCTGATAGCAGTCTCGTCAGCACGGGCCTGAACGGAAGATGCAGGGTCATATCCCCAGAAAACATTAACTGGAATGACCTTATTTTCAATAACTACGCCACCTTCACTCGTTCTAGCCTCTTTAATTTCGAGCGCATGGACACCATTCCCAAGATTCTTTGATGTTCCGGTGTAGAATCGGAAGTGTTCACGCTTGAATGGCTGGTTCTCGCCAGTCTTGTACTGGTTCTGGTAGTTCATCCACCAGATATGCCCCTTACCATTCTTCTCAAGCTTGCGCTTTTCAGCCATCAACTCGTCAAATGACCACATCTCAGGCCAAAGTGTAGGCGATTCATCCATACCATCTTCCCAATTCGGGATAGCCTGGTAGTATCTAGACACCCAACCGTCTGTTTTACTTAGCCTATCAACCAAACAGTTCTCATTGATCATTGTTCCGATAACAGCGGTACGACATCTATGCTTATCACGGGCAGCATATAGCGCCTTTTCAAACCATTCATAGTTCTTGTCGATGGCTGCACGGGTTGATGCGTTGTTGTCATCTTCTGCATCGTCAATAACAAACCGTGAAGGACGCATATTATAGCGTGTTAGACCATGAATAGCAGAGCCAAGTCCAAGTGCAAGGAGGACTGATCGGTTTGGAAAGTGGATCTCGTCTTCGGTTGATTTAATCCACTTATCTGGATCAAACCATGCTGGAAGCACACCGCCAAAGTAATACTTAAGCGCAGGGTTGTTCGTGATATGGTCAATGATCGTCTTGACAAGAGATCGGGTATGGCTTGTTGTCTTCGATACGAGCGTAATAAACTCAGGCTTCTTTCCCATAAGCCCAGAGAACAAAAGCTCGTGGATGGGATCAATACATCCAACATAAGTCGTTTTAGCGTGACCACGAGGAGCCTGAACAACATAGTTCATTATCTCTTGGTTATCAAGGTCAGCACATATTTCACGATGGAACTTTGGTGATGGTAGCTCCATAACACCTTGAAAACATTCACGAGCGAAAGCGAACTTGCTTGCGCCCATCTCAATTAGCTTGGCGTTAATATCAATCGACATCTTCATCCACGATTGCTTTAGCTTCTTCGATCTGCTGCTGTCGCTTCTGCTCAATCTGCTGCGCCATGAAGTTACCTGCACCAGACTGAATCTGAAGTGTCTGGGTTGTTGTAACCTTCTCCCGCTCACCACGCATATCAAGAAACTCTGAAAGCTGACTTAAAGACTCTTGTGCAACTTTCATGATCCGTGGGTCAATCGAGTCAGTCTCCATAATCTTTTCGATCATATCCATGTGGCGTGAGATAATCCAACCTTCGCCTGTATCCTCTGACATTCCACGGTCACGAAGCACCTTAAGCATCGCGTCCCTTGTCCTAGCCTCAACCATCGTTTCAATCCTTTCAGACTTCATTAGCTTCTCAATGTTTGAATAATCAGGGTATTGAGTATTCTTTGCAATCATGTATGCAACGTAGGGATCACCAATCGTCGTGTAGGCAGATGCGAACGCCTCAGCCTCGATGTTGTCCATGTACTCAATTAAAATCTTATGCTTCCTTGCAATCTTTAACGCCCAATCTGGGATCGGATTCTTGATAATATCATTCGACCTTAAGAGCGTAAAGAATACACGATCACCACTACGAATCCCAAACCCATGAGAGGTTATGATCACAGATGCCTTTTTATTGCCCTTATAGCCCCGTACACGGACGATATGACCGCAGGACGATAAAACATACCCCCCAATCAAATCAGTGGCTCTACGGCCTTGAAAACGCTTATACCAGTCCTTCGTATAAGAAAGGCCATGCTTGTCTGCAAGGTGCTGAGGAATCATCCAATCAATAAAGCTGGACTTGTCAATACCAGAATATCCAAGAACCCACTTGGCCCCAGATTCAATAAGCTCATCGTGGAGCGCGTCAGATATTGCTGCATCATGCCTGTCAACTCCGCGTATCGACCTCGAATCATGGACGACCTCCGTCTTTATCGTGTCAATGATGGATATAAGCGGATAGCCCGTTACAGCCTCAAATGCCGCAATATCCTCAAGTGTTATCCCAACACGACCCTCAAGAATCTTCTGGATCGAAAAGCTGTACTTGATATTTAATCGCTTACTAATGCGAACATTGGGCTGGTTGAGAATCACCTTGCAAACTTCAGCTATACGACTGCGGATCGTGGCAGCAACAATGCGAGGCGTTCGAGTTATCCGGTCAATCATGGCATAACAGCTCAAACTCTTCCAAATCGTCAAAGGTCTCAAGGAAACCATCTGATACCCTACGCATCAAATAACCATCCTCAATCCCCTCAAGAACCCAAACCTCATCAACCTCGTCCAAATAACGATACCCAATCATCTCCCTGTCCTCATATTCAACCATAACCCTAAAATAAATACTGCCACACGCTGACGGGATTTTTGTGGAAAGTGTTTTTTTAAGTCTTCTCTTAGTATTATATATAGTACTCCTTATCTAATACTGGAGTACTAGATCTAGTACT